TCCTTTCATCACTCTCAATATAATAATCTTATTTGAGAGCGTCGAATCCTGGATATGGCCTACTGTACAATACTGAGTGTAACAAAATACACGGGTATTGAATCTGAGATTAAGATTCTCACGGTTAATATTGCCTTACTTGGCGTATTACCTAGCCTATCCCTTTACTTAATTTAAGTTTATTGAATTTCATCATGATTTTCTTCATGAGATCACTTTCAACGGCTTTTTGAGGATATCTAGGAGAAGGTTGATTAAACTTCCCTTTATGTTCTTGAGCAAGCGTTCTAAAGTGTGAACGTATGATATTCGCACGTTTCAGTAATAGTGAAGATCCTAATGTGATAATATCATCAATAGGTCTGAACTCTGAGGCGTTGTGGGATTCAGAAGAAATATCTTCTAAGTCCACAAGACAACTCCAAAGAGTATCAAGATCTAAAGATTCATTAAAATCATAAGTATCTTTAACAGTTACAACAGTTTGATCCCAACTATTATGAATATCTTCGTACAAGGGCATCATTAATGCCTGAAGAGGTTCTCCTAGTTCTTCCCAGGCCTTTACAAAGTAAGGGTCTGTTAGAAATTTATCTTGGAAGAGAGGATCAAAACGGGAATGGATCGATAACATACTAAAGAAGAATGATTTAAATTCAGATGGATTTCGAGGTAAGTAACTCTGTTTAACAGAATTAGCTGTTTTACGACCTAAATCCTTTAAATAATCTAATTGTTCTGAAATAATGGTAAGATTCCCAGCTTTATTAAAAGCTGAAGAAGTAATCCATTCTTTATACGTAGTTAATTTCGAAAATATCATCTTCGGATAAGATAACAAGAGCAAAGCTCTTGCCATACTTTTACCTAATTTGGTATATCTAGTATTAATACGAGATAAAGCTTTATATCCATGACCCAGAAATGATAAGAGTTCAGATATACGAATATTTCTGAATCTTTTGATTCTAGTAAATAACTGTAGTAATCCTCTTATGTCGTACTTAGCTACGGCCATTTCTCTGAAAGAAAGACCGGAAACATCTTCGTATTTGTAAACAAAACGTTTAGCAAATTCTAGAGATCCATTATCAGAAAGAACGGATTTAGATAAATTTATCTCAATATCCCATTCTTTTGCTAATGCTAAGTAAGCAGCGGCAACTCGTTTGTCGGCGATAACTAAGTCATCACCGAGTACTAGATAAAAGGAAAATTCTCTATAACCGACGCGAAGCGCGGCTATACGAACCATAATATGGTGAGTTAAGGCTAGCATCGCCCACGAAGACAGAGCTCCCATGGGTTGTCCAGCTGCATATTTAACAGCATGCACGTACGGCAATTGTTGTCCGTCATTACCGGCTTTACTTAATTTCAAAAGAAGATAAGGATTATCCTTCTCTCCTTCAGGATCAATACCTAAAGCACTACAAGTTATTGCTTTTGGATCCCAAACAGGGGTAGATAGTTTATACCATCTATTTGTAAGGAATTGTGACCAAATAGCTCCTACTTTTCGTTCAGCAAATATATCTAATATAATTGCTTGAGCGGATACTGGAATACGGTCAGTGGCAGCAGTAAGATCAAAAGAATAAACTTCTTTGATTTTATTGTTACGTAAACGTTCCACAAATGTACTCAATGTCAAATCTTGATCATGAGTCGCATCCTCAGGTATTTTTCTAAGAAAATTAAATATCGCTTTATGTAATGGAGATAACAACCATTGGGTAAAGCAATCAACCATTGCGAAGACTCTTATTTTCCCTGCAGGTTCAACTTTAAAGGATAATTTTCCTAAATAAAGCGAATTCAGAGAAACTTCATCGGATTGATCATTTTGATCGAAATCAAAATCAGATCGAATTCGATATAATACTTCAGACGGAAAGTGTGAAACCGCAGATTGACAGAATTGAAGGATTCTGACAATAGGGTTCATAGCCTTGTTACCTCCGATGTATTTAAATCTTACAATAAGTTCAAATGCAGTATTCCAAATTTTGTTAAAGGAATATGCTCTTAAAGAACCAATTACAGCGTATATAGAAGTAGAATAAGACGAAATGTTCTTATCCGCGACTGGTACGTTAATTGTATTAGGTGACGAAGATGCAATCCAAAAAGTACGCAAAGCGTCTTTGGTTACATCGACTGCTATATTAGACTTAAATTGTTGTTTAAGTGATAACGTAGCTCGTTCTAACTCGTTAGTATTGATTATAGCCTTTGACGGCGTTATGATTGTAGATATTTTAAGTCTACCAGTGTAATCGATTACTCGATAAACACTGAACAAAGTCAACCATAATCTAATATATAGCAGGTTTCCTTCACGGATTTTTGATCTATGAAGTTTAGGAATAATACGAGGTAAACCTCGATTAGTTCTAGAAACCGCTACACCAAGAACTTGTGTTGAAGAGTGCTGTGCACCCGCAAGGGCTTGCATTAGTAACGAAACACAACCTTTAAGGTACTTAGCCACGTAAGATGGCCCATTACATTTATTCAGATAATATAAATATCGAACATAAGTTATAATAACTTTAACCCAAGAGTTTGTGATAGAGCCTTTCACGAGTAAAACACCTCGTAAGAGATGATTTACAAGTGGTCGCCCCGCTTTTACACGAAGCATACCCGAAAAAGAGGGTACTAGTAATTTAATAATACGAAATGAAAAGTTGTTAAAAGAATTTAATAATTTTATCATAAGTATTTTATATTTATATGTACCATTTT